GCACGCTGGCTGAATACCAGGCCCCCATCATCGCAAAGTATGGCTACCTGCCATCATGGCCGGAACTGGCAAAGCACGAGGGGCCACGCATCTATGTCCGGTATGACTACACGCCGCCAAGCGATCTGGTCGGACGTGAGGCAGCCATCGCCGCAATCATCGCAAAGGGCGAGGCAACCCGCGCCAGCATTCTCGGCACACTGACAAAGCCCATGACCTGCCCCGACGTGGCAAACGCCTTGGGCAGAACGCGGCGGCTGATCAACAGGCACCTCGTCTTGCTTGCCAAGGCCGGGAAGATCACGGGCCAGAACGTCAAGGGCTTGAAGGTCTGGGAACGCATATCGGAGGCGGCGGAATGAGCCTACTCCTTGCCTACGCCGCCCGCGAACTGGACGTGCAGGAAGAAGCCGAAGCCCTCGGCATAACCTGCTACGTCCCGCGCAAGGTGGACATGATCCGGCAGGGCAAGCGTCGCCGCCCCGATCCCGTCATAACCGCAGCTTGGCCGCGCTACATCTTCGCCGAAGTCACCCTAGAGCAATGGCACTGGCTCAAGGACATCAAGGGCTTTCGCAGCGTCACCTGGGTGCCCGAAAAGGAAGCCGTCAAGGTGCGCAGGCAGGCCAATGCCATAGAACGCGCCTTCGCCCAAAGGATGGCCCAGATCGAAGCAGGCGAACGCGTGGCGGAGTATGTGCCCGGCGACCTCATGCAGATCGTGTCAGGCGAATTCGCCGGGCAGGTCGCAGCGTTTACGCGAATGGTCGAGCGTGCGGACGAACTGTTTCCGAGAATCAAGGCCGAGATGGAAATGTTTAGGCGGGCGGTGAAGGTGGATCTTGATCCGCTTGATGTTCGGAAAGCGGGGTGAAATGGGCGTACCGTATGAAATCCGGCAATCATCGAAAGCAGACCGCAATGCATTCGCCACGTGGCTCGAAAGGCAGCGCAAGATCAGCGACGATAGCATTCCTCCGGCTGTGCGCTGCGATGGCTGCGGGGCTTATCATGCCGATGACGAATGGTGTGAATACTGCGGAAAGGGAAAACCAAGCGTCCCAATTGTGCGACGCCGCTTGACCAACACAAAATGATGCGGTAACTTCCGGTTACTTGCTGCACCAGCCCTTGCGGCGGTCAGCGCAGCGGCCCCGGCTGAAATAGCGCCGGGCGCGAAGTCCTAGCCATTCCCGATCAACAACAGGGGCCGCGCCACAAGCGCGGGTGTAGCCATGGCCAAGAAGCGCAAGGGCGGAAAGAAGTGCTGACATGGCCGCGCGTCTGAACGGGGCACATCAGGCTGATATCCGGGAGAAGATCAAAACCAGTCAGCTCATAAACCGCTTGCAGGACTTTGTCTTAAACGGCAAGGACCCAAAGACGGGTAAGCCGGTCGAGATTGATGCAGCCCGGCTCAAGGCAATTGAAATCTTGCTGCGCAAGTCGCTTCCGGACCTGTCTGCGGTGACGCATTCCGGCGATCCGGATAACCCATTGACTACAATCAGCAAGATCGAACTGGTCGCAGGCGGCAAGTGACAACCGTCCGGCTGGAGATACCGGAAAAGCTGATCGCGCTATTCGAGGGCGAAGCAGACGTAAGGGCCGCAGACGGCGGGCGCGGATCGGCCAAGACGCGGACCTTCGCCAAGATGACTGCGGTTCGCGCGCTGATGTGGGATGCGGCGGGCAGATCGGGGCAAATCCTATGCGGTCGCCAGTTCATGAACTCCCTAGCGGATTCATCGCTTGAGGAAATCAAGGCAGCCATCCGGTCAGAGCCGTGGTTGCTGGCCGCATTCGAGATTGGCGAAAAGTACGTCAAGACCAAGAGCGGGCGCATCTACTACACCTTCACCGGCCTGGATCGCAACGTCGCAAGCGTGAAGTCCAAGGCGCGCATTTTGCTGTGCTGGGTGGACGAAGCCGAGCCTGTAACCGAGGAAGCCTGGACAACGCTGATCCCGACGCTGCGGGAAGAAGACAGCGAGTTATGGGTGACGTGGAACAGCAAGCGCAAGACAGCGCCGGTTGAGCGTCGCTTTAAGAATGTAGACGACCCGCGCATCAAGTATGTTAGGGTCAACTGGCGGGACAATCCTTGGTTTCCCGACATTCTGGAGCGGGTGCGCCAGCGCGACATGCGCGACAGGCCGGACCAATACGCCCACATCTGGGAAGGTGATTTTGTCGCGGTGGTCGAGGGCGCTTACTACGCCGCCCACCTGAACACAGCGCGGGAAGAAGGCCGCATCGGAAACTTCGCGCCTGACCCGCTGATGACCATCAGGGCCATCTGGGACATCGGCGGCACTGGGTCGAGGGCCGACGCCTGCGCTATCTGGATTGCCCAATATATCGGCCCGCAAATCCGCTGGCTTGACTACTACGAAGCCCAAGGGCAACCGCTAGCCACGCATATCGAATGGCTGCGGGACAACGGATACGAAAAGGCCCTGTGCGTCCTGCCGCATGACGGAAAGACCAATGACCGGGTGCATGACGTAAGCTACGAAAGCGCACTGAAGGGTGCGGGCTTCGAGGTTCAGGTAATCGCCAACCAAGGCGCTGGCGCGGCAATGAAGCGAGTCGAGGCCGCACGTCGGCTGTTCCCGAACATGTGGTTCGATGAAAAATGCCAAGCCGGGCTTGATGCCATCGGCTGGTATCACGAAAAGCGCGACGAAGAGCGTGGCATCGGGCTTGGCCCTGATCACGACTGGTCATCGCATGGTGCGGACGCTTTCGGGCTTGGGGCTTCGGCTTACAAGATTCAAGAGACGGTTGACCCTTCGCGTTACGCTATCCCCCGACGCAAAGGCTGGATGAGGTGACTACATGGCCGTTGTGTTGAAAGAACCGGGCGAGGACGGGGCCGACGCCATCATCCGCATGGCCCGCGCCCGGATGGACGAGGCGTATTCGGCGGAGCAACCACACCGTGAGCGCGCGGAAGATGACCTGCGCAACGTCATCGGCGACCAGTGGCCGGATGAGGAACGGGCGGAACGTGAAGACGACGGCAGGCCCTGTCTGACCATCAACATCCTTGCGCAGAACGTGCGGCAGGTGACTGGGCAAATCCGGTCCCTCAACCCGGCCATCAAGGTCACGGCGGCGGACAGCGCTGCGAACAAGGACACCGCCGAAGTCATCGAAGGCATGATTCGGCACATCGAGAACAAGTCCGATGCGTCCAGCGTGTATGAGGCCGCGACGGAAAGCGCAGCGGCGTCGTCCATCGGCTACTGGCGTGTGCGGGCTGACTATGCGGACGGGGATACGTTTGACCAGGAACTGAAGATTGAGCGGGTGTTCAACCCATTCTCGGTGTTTCTGGACCCGTTCGCCAAAGATCCGACCCGCAAGGATGCGCGGTATGGTTTTGTCGTGGCTGAGGTTCCGAAAGAGGAATTCGAAGCGCAGTATCCCGACGCGCAAGTGTCGGCCATCACCAGCGACCACAAGCTTCCGAACTTCGAACAGTGGATGACATCGGACAGCGTGACCGTTGCCGAATACTTCTGGGTCGAGGAAAGGGAACACGAAATTGCGTTGCTCCCTTCGGGGCAGGTCATTCGTGGCCCATTCCCCAAGGGCGTGGAACTGAAGCGCAAGCGCATGGTGAAAGACCCGCAGGTCATGTGGGCCAAGATCACTGGGGCCGACGTGCTTGAAGGCCCGATGGAGTTCCCCTGCCGGTATATCCCCATCGTGGCAGTGACTGGCGAGGAATGGCACCTGGGCGAAGAGACGTATCGCTCCAGCGTGATCCGGTTTGCCAAAGACCCGCAGCGGATGTTCAACTACGCCGCTTCGACCGATGCCGAGGTAACGGCGTCCCAGCCTAAAGCGCCGTTCATGGTGTCAACCAAGCAGATCGCGGGGCTTGAAGACTTCTGGGCCGAGATGGGGGTGAAGAACCGACCGTATCTGCCTTACAACCCTGATGCCGAAGCCGGAATGCCGCAGCGGGTCAACCCGCCCGTTGCTTCCCAAGCCCTGCAACTTCAGATGCAGATGGCTGCCGAGAACATCAAGCGGACGACTGGCATCTATGACGCCTCGCTAGGGGCGCGGTCAAACGAAACCAGCGGTCGGGCCATCCTTGCCCGCAAGGAAGAATCGCAGAACGCAACCAGCATCTACGCTGACAACATGGTCAAGGCCATCACGCACACCGGCTGCATTCTGGTGGACATGATCCCCCGGATTTATGACACGCAACGGATGGTGCGGATTCTGGGCGAAGACGGCCAGGAGAAAATGGAAGCCATCAACCAGATGGTGATGACGGCCAACGGGCCGCAGACCTATAACGACATGACTGTAGGCCGGTATGGCGTGAATGTGTCGGTCGGGCCGTCCTATTCGGCCAAGCGCGAAGAGACGCAGCAAGGGCTTCAGTCGCTTCTGCAAGCGGTTCCTGGTGCGGCGCAGTTGATCGGAGACCTGTATGTCAGCACGATGGAATGGGAACATGCAGACCGCGCGGCTGAACGCTTGCGCAAGATGCTTCCGCCCGGTGTGGCTGAGGAATCCGACGAAGAAATGACGCCGGAGCAAATGCAGGCCAAGCAGATGCAAATGCAGCAAGCGCAGAGGGAAGCGCAAATGCAGCAAGAGGCGCAGGCCATTGCCAAGGCCAAGGCGGAAGCCGAGGCGGCAGAGGCGCAAGGCAAGGCCCGCAAGGCCAATGCCGAGGCCGACACGATTGAGTTTGATCTGGCCGTTAAACGCGGCGCAGTCAAAGCGGCGGTTGAGGAAGCCGTTGCAGGAACCGCCCACGCAATGACGATGCGTCAAGCCGGGGCACAACCCACCTTCTGAGCGAGGACCATATGACCGAGGATAGCGTGGCAGCCATTGAGGCCGCCCCTGAAACCGTTGTAACTGAAGCGCCGGAAGGCACCGAAGGGCAGGTTGAAACCCCGCCCGCCGAGGGGCAACCCGAGGAAAAGAGCGAAAGCGCCAAGCGCCGGGAACGCGATAAAGCGCACCGGGCACGGCTGCAACAAGACGCCGCCCAAGCCAATGCGCGAGCCGCAGAAGCCGAAGCGCGCAAGACTGCCATTCTCGAAGCGGGCAAAAAGGAAGCCGCGCCGAGGGAAGCGGATTTTCCCGATCCGATTGAGTTCGCCGCCGCCAAAGCAATTTGGGGTGCCGAGCAGCGGTTGACGGAGCGAGAAGCGAGGAATGCCGGTGAGGCTGCGGAAGCGGCCAAGCGCGAAGCCGAGACGATCAGCCAGCGCGAGAGTGCAGCCATTGCGGAAGCATGGACAGCCCAGGTCGCTGAGGCAAAAGGCAAATACGCGGACTTCGATCAGGTCGCGCTGGCGAATGACCTCACGGTCACGAAAGCCATGGGCGAGTTGATCATGACCTCGGATGCCGGGCCTGACGTGCTGTATTACCTCGGGCAAAACCGTGCGCTGGCCGCGCAGATCGCAGCAATGAACCCGGCAGAAGCCGCAAGGGTCATCGGACGCATTGAAGAGCGCGTCATGAGCCAAGCGCCGAAGCCCCGCACCGAAACCAAGGCCCCGGCCCCGATCAACCCCGTGCGGGGATCGGCAGGGGCATCCCGCAATCCCGAAAACATGTCCTACGTCGAGTGGGTCAAGTGGCGGGAAAATGGCGGGAAAGTCACCTAAGGAGGGTGAAAGATGCCCAATAGTTTCTTCACAGTATCGGCCATCTCGAAAGAGTTGGTCCGGTTGATGGAAAACGAGCTTGTTCTCGGTAAGGCGGTCGGCACCGACAACCTCGAGAACGAGACCGTAAAGTCTGGTGGTTCGGTGAAAATCCGCCGTCAGATGCAATACCTCGGCCAGGACAACAACCTGGACCTGTCTGCCTACTCGGAAGACATCACCGAGGGCACCGTCACGGTGCAGATGGACCAAACTTGGTCGAACAAGGTCAGCATCAGCGCGCTTGACCGCACTCTGTCGTTTGACCGCTATTCGCAGCAAATCCTGCAGCCGATGGCGCGTCGTGCGGCGGAGAAGATCGAGGCTTCGATTGCCGCGCTCTATCCGGCCTTCTACTGGTTCGACGGTACGCCGGGCACTCCCCCGGCTACCTTCGCATCCTTGGCTGGTGCTGGTGCGATCTTCACCGATGGCGGCAACACCATCGCGGGCCGCATGGCCTTCCACAGCCCCGCAGTTTCGGCAGGCTTCGCCGGGCTGATCCAAGGGTCGTATGTGGACGGCAACAACAAGAAGGCCCTGGAGATGGCCAAGGTGGGCCGCTACGCCGGGTTTGACAACTATGAGACGGTGTTCGCGCCGACCCATACCGTCGGCACCCTGGGCGGCACCCCGCTGGTCAACGGCGGCACCCAAGCTGTGACCTATGCGACCGCAAAAGACACTTGGTCGCAATCGCTGACCACCGATGGCTGGACGGCTGCTGTTGCCAACCGCCTGAAGGCTGGCGACGTGTTCACCATTGCAAACGTCTTCGCGGTGAACCCGAACACGAAGGTCTCGACCGGACGCCTGCAAACCTTCACCGTTCTGGCCGATGCGGCTTCGGACGTTGCGGGCAACGCGACCCTGACCATCTCGCCACCGATCATCATCTCGGGTGCGTTCCAGACCGTCAACTCGCAGCCTGCCGACAACGCGGCGCTGACGATCAAGACGGGTTCCTCGGCTACCGCCTACCGGCAGTCGCTGCTGCTTGACCCGATGGCCATCGCGCTGGTTTCGCGGCCGCTGGACATCCCGTCAGGTGAGAACCTGAAGACTTCCACCGTTTCGGGCGAACATGTCACCATGTCCGTCTCGTCTTGGGTGGACGGCAACACGCTGGCCGAGAACATGCGCTTCGACATGCTGTGGAAGCCCATCGTCCTCGACCCGCGCCGTGGGATGCGGTTGACAAGCTGAGGCTTTGCCTTAAGAATCAAGCGGCTAGGCATCGACTTGCAGGTCTTTGCCTAGCCTGACCGAAATTAGACCGTTGGAGGGTCTTAGATGGCTAAACGTTCAATACCATGCCCGACGCGGGTGCGTCTAGCGCTGCGCTACAATCCTGAAACGGGCGGCTTGTTCTGGCAAGCCACGCACAGATTAAGTGGGAAGACTGCCTTCAACTGCCCCACGGGAACGGGATACTTGCAAGGCGGCGTTTGCGGCTATGTGACATCGGCGCACAGAGTGATCTGGGCCATAGTGCATGGACGCTGGCCCAAGCAGATTGACCACATCAACGGCAACCGAAGCGACAACCGGCTAGTGAACCTGCGGGAAGTCGATGATGCGGAAAACCGCAAGAATATGGCGCTGCGGTCTGACAATAAGAGTGGATTCCACGGGATTCGCTGGAACGCGTCATTGAGTAAATGGCGAGTTGAGATAAAGGCCAACGGGAGGCCTAAGCACATCGGCGTCTATGCGTCGAAAGACGACGCTATCGCGGCCCGCAAGGCGGCGGAGGCGGTGCTTGGCTATCATCCGAACCATGGCCGCACGGGGTAATAACCATGTCCACAGCCCGCGATATAGTCGAAGCCGCATACCGCAAGCTTGGGGTGGTTGCTTCTGACGAGCCGATGACGGCAGACCAAGCGGAAAACGGCGTCAACACGCTCAACCGCATGATGCACGGCTGGCTGCTTGATGGCATCGACATTGGGCATGTAGACCTTGAACTTGCCGACGTATTCACGATGGAGCCGCAGTTTGAGGAGGGGTGCGTGTATCTCCTTGCTGAACGGCTTTCCCCCGACTATGCCGCGCCTGCACAGTTTAGCCCTTCTGAGTTCAAGAAGCGGCTGTCTGCGGCGTTCCTGATCATCCCGAACAGCAAGTTTGACCGGACCCTGACGCGCCGCAGAGCGTGGTGGGCTACCTAATCAAGACAAGGAAAAGCCAAAATGCCTAAACCCACGCCAACCTCCAAAGGCTTCAAGTTGTCGCCGAAGGGCGAAAGAGGATTTGCCAAGGCCGAACGCAACAAAATGAAGGTTTACGGCGATGTCCCGGATTCGCGCGCCAAAGGGCGAGTTTTAACCCCAGAAGGGGCGACAGCGCTAAAGAAATTGCGCGCCCGCAAGGGGTATACAGCTTGAAGCCAAGGCTTGCTGGGGTGGTGGCATGAAGGTTCAGTTCGCCGGGCAATCCGCACGGGACGCGGACAACCCCGCTGGCAACTCGTCGCGGCTAGTCAACGGATACCGTGAGCCGATGATTCCCGGTGGCCGTGGTTCGGCGTTGCTTCGCGGTTGCCCCGGCATGGCTGACTTCGCCGAGGTGAATGACGTTTTCGTGCGGGCCATGTCCAACTTTGACGATGGCATCATGGCGATTGTCGGGACAAACCTGCACCGCGTGACGACTGACGGCACGGTGACGCTGATCGGCGATGTTGATGCGACGGACGAAATCGCGGGGTTGGACCAATCGACCGGCTATGTCGTCGCCGTGGCGGGCCGGAAATACTGGCATTGGGACGGCACGACGCTTGCGACCATTACTGCGGGCAACGTTCCCAACCCGGCATCCATCGCCTATCTGGGCGGCTACGTGCTGGTGACGGAATACAACAGCCGCATCTTTGGGTGGTCAGGACTTGCTGACCCCGTGACGTGGAGCGGGCTGGACTTCGCAAGCGCTGAAATCACGCCGGACCCTATCATCCGGGGCATTGCGTTCAAGGACGCTTACTATCTCTTCAAGGCCACGGGGTTTGAACGCTGGGCTGTGACGGGTCTGGCGGGGCCTGACGCATTCCAGCGCATCGGGGGCGCGCAAGAGGAGCCTGGGCTGGCCGGATATGGGCTGATTGTCACCTTTCCGAACGGCATGTCGTTTGTTGGGTCGGATGGCCGGGTTTACGTTTTCGGTATCGGGCCGATTTCCACGCCCCCGGTTGAGGTGGCGATTGAGCGGTTTGAGCCGCAGCGGATGTTCTACTATGAACAGCGCGGCCACGGGTTCATTTGCCTGATCTTCGGCGATGCTTTCGCGTGGTGCTACGATACCGCCACAGGGGAATGGCACGAACGGTCACAAGATGACATGCCATGGCAGGCCAAAGCCTCGGTGCAGGTCGGCAATTCATGGTATGTCGGGACGGATGCGGGGAAAATCGCGCAACTGACGAATACCTGTCTGGATTTTGGGTCGCCGATGGTCCGCGAATACACGTCGCACACGCTTGAACCCGGCGCGCGGTTCACCGTTGCTGCAATCGAGGCTTTCCCGCGCATTGATGGAGATGTGCAGGGGGACGGCGACACGACTGAGGCGAAAGTAACGCTGGAAATGTCGCGGGATGGCGGCAGGACGTTCGGACAGCCTAGGGATAGGGGCGTTGGGGCTGTGGGTGAGTATGAAACCCGCCTGACTTGGCGCGCATTGGGGCAGTTTCGCAAGGCAACGGCCCGGATTTCGCAGTCATCGGCTGTTGACGTGCCCATGCTGGCCGAGATTGACGTGGCGATCTGATGGTGCTGCCGCTTCGGACAGATATTGCCTATTCTGGCGCGGGAGGAAAGCTTACGCAGGCCGGGGTTGAGGCAATCCAAGGGCAATTCAACGCGCAAGCAGCAACTAGCGCGGCAACTGCCGCACAGGTGGCCACGAATACGGCGGACATCACGACGCTTCAGGCCGCCAGTGACCTGTTTTACCGTTCGGACGCGGCGCTGGCTGGGGCAAACGTCACCACCGCGCAGGACGTGTTTGCGGAAGATGTGACGCTCACCGCCAGCACTGTCTATGAATACGAGTTGGCCTATTCGCTTGTGAAGACTGCCGGTGCAACTGGGCATAACGTGCGAGTTTTCTTCGGCGGGACGGCGACGTTCAACAATGCGTATCGGTCGCTTCTGGGGACTTCGGCAGTCGGCGCTGGTGTCTCCCTTACCGGGGTCATCGGTGCCTTGGGCTACACGGCAACCATGTCGGACAACGTGAACATTAGCGGCACCCTGTCAAACGCCAACAGCATGGTTCACTTGGTCGAGCGCGGAACCTTCTC